CCGATAGGCGAAAACGTTGGAATATGGCCGTTTTTCCGCCGCACACAAGGTGCTGGCGGCGTGGAAACGGCCATTTTTCGCATCGTTGGAATATGGCCGTTTTTGCCACGTATTTGGCCGTTTGTGACATGGATAAGGTGCCCTTAAGGTGACCTCCGGGAATCATTTCGGGAGGCATCATGGCAGACACGAGACGACGCACCAGAGGCGCGGGCAGCGTGTTCAAGGACAAGAACGGGGCATGGCGCTACCGCCGCGAACTCGACCGCGACCCGGCCACCGGCAGGCCGCGCCGCATCGAGGCGAAGGGCAGGACCAAGGCCGAGGCCCGCGCACGCTTCGACGCGAAGGTGGCGGAGATGGAACGCACCGGCCTCATGCCCGGCGCGAAGTCACCCTATCTGAAGGACTACTGCGAACGATGGCTGGCGGACTATAGGACGCGCGTCAAGCCGACCACGTACCGGACGAGGGCCGGAAGGATCCGGGCGTGCTGCGAGGTCATCGGCCACGTCAGGCTGAAGGACCTGACCGCCGAGCACATACGCCTGTGCACGCGCACCCTTGGGGCGCGGCTCGCGTCCAGCACGACCAAGGACTGCTTCGTGAGTTTGAAGATGGTGCTCGACCAGGCCGAACTTGAGGAACTGATACCCATCGACCCGTGCAGGAGGGTCCGCCCCCCGCGCGTGGAGCAGCGCGTCGTGGACGTGCTCGGCCCCGAACAGCCCAGGCGCATGATCGAGGCGGCCGCGTCGATGCCGCAGGCGCGGCGCGGCAAACGCCGGTCGGACGAGGATCTGGAGATGTGGGCCCTGTTGTTCGAGCTGGCGTTCGAGACCGGCATGAGGGAGGGCGAACGGTACGCGCTCATGCCCTACGAACTGGAATTGAGGGACGGGCAGCCGGGCATCCACGTGCGCCAGCAGATCCAACGCTACGGCAAGCCCGAGAACGTGGTGATACCCAACTGGCTTGAGGCCACGCACATCACCGGCACGCTATGGCTGACGACCCCGAAGACGCGGGCCGCCGAACGGTTCGTGCCCATCGGCACCCAGTTGTGGAATCGGCTGTGGTGTTGGATCCGGGCGAACAACATCGGCATGCGCGACTTCGTGTTCACATCCGCCCGCGGCAACCCCGTCTGCTCCAGCACGGAGCGCTACCAGTGGGTGAAGGCGCTGAAGGCGGCGGGCCTGCCGCAGGTGAAGATCCATTCCGCCCGCCATTGGATGGCGACGATGGCCGCACGGGCGAACATGCCGGACGACGCGCGCATAGCCGTCATGGGCCACACCAGCATGCAGATGACCATGCGATACACGCACCGCGACGCCGCCTCGCTTGGCCGGCTCATGGCTGCAGCCATACCTGACTTGGGTGGCAACGAAATTGTGGAAGCCGAGGTCGTGGATTAGGATTAGCGGTCGTGTTTTTCTTGGCCGTTTCTTACACGTGTTTGGCGGTTCATGACGATTTGGCGGCACGGACGTGTTGACCGCAGACGGCGCATCGGGCTATATTCAAGATGGAAAGCATATTGCCATATGGCCTCGGCAGGGGAGGATGACGTCGCATGGGAGTGGACTATCCATCGATGAAGTCCTCCGACTTGCTGCGCATCCTCGCGTACCTCGGATACATAGAGGACAGACGCGCCGGATCGCACAGGAGGCTCAAGGCGAACGGCAGGCCCGATCTGACGTTCGCCTTCCATGACGGGCAGACGGTTCCGCCGGGATTGGTGAGGAAAATCCTCGCTAAGGACGTCGGACTGTCGGAGGTCGAGATTCGGGAGATACTCAAATGAGCGCACAAGTGAAATCAGTGAAGATCGTATACCACCGTGACGAGGGCGCATGGTGGGCCGACTCCCCGGACATGCCGGGGTTCTCCGCCGTCGGGGACACATTCGACGACACGAGGAAGCTTGCCCTCGAGGACATCCCCTTCTACTTCGATGGCAATAGGCCCGATATCGTGGACGAGCGCATGGAGAACGGGGCGAGCCTGATGCCGGGCAGCGTCATGTTCCTGCAAATTCCCGATCAGGGGACGTCCCGCATTGAATTGGCCCGTATCGGAGAGACGGAATCCATCATCAGCGTCGACCGTACCCGCAGACTGCAGGTGGCGTGACATGAGTGCCATATCGGAATCTGCGACCATCGACGTCATACTGGCCGACTACGCGGCCTTGGATTCCTCCGGAGCGAAGGCGAACATTCTGGGAATCGGCGGGAATATACTCCCCATCACGCCCACGGGACTTACTGCTAGGTTCTCGCTCGTTACCCAGATTCACGCACCTGCAGAGGCATGTCCGGCGGAAACGTCGCTGGAGATTTCCCTGAGGGACGGGAGCGGTGATCTTTTCAATCTCCCCGGACAGCCGCCGCAAGCCGTTAGATATGCTACGATACTCACGATAGCTGCTAACCCAGGCATTGTTGGGCTTGAGCAGACGAAACACATCGGTGCAATGAGCATCAACGTGGTCGACTTCGGCAACGGCATGCCATTGCCGCCAGGAGACTACGCTTGGCATGTTTCGCTGGACGGTGACGAGGATCATGCCGTCGACTTCCGGTTCTGCGTGCCCAAGCCGGTCCCGACGCCCGTCATAGGCTGACGAAGTTTCATCTGAATCAAATATCTCACTGCCCCGATCCGCAAGAGCGACTTGTGAACCGGGGCTTTCTCTTATGCCGTTCGAACAGGGACGGGGCACCTGCGTGCCCCGCCGTATCTGACGCGCTGCTCGAGCAGCGTCTGGTAATCCTTGAGCACCTGCATTGTGACCCCGAGTTCGACCGCCATGCTGTAGGCTCCGCCGTCGTAGGCGGATTCGGCGAGTTGGTATTCGACCGGGCTGATGAGCGTGAGAGCGGTTTCGCGCCGCGCCCGCAATTCGGCCCGCAGTCCGATGACGCTGCCGCATCCGGTGTCGTGGTAGTGCGCGTGGATCAGCTCGTGTTGCAGAGTGCAGAGGCGTTGCCTCGCGTTGAGCTTGTCGTGCAGGACGATGAGGCCAAGCGCGTCGCAATAGTAGCCGTTCATCCCGCGGGGCAGACAGTCCTCCTCGACGCGCAACCCCATGCCCCCGGCCCGCGCGTACAACGTGTCGATGTCAGTCGTCCGGCATCTCGCTTTCCAAATCACAGTTGGTATCCATACTGACGGTTTCCGTCCTTTCTATCTGCTGATTGTCCATCAGCCCACTGTTGCGCATGATGGTCGTCATCACGTTTGTCGGAGCTATAAGCAGCGCCACTGGGTTTCCGTTTCCCGCTCCCGGAGCGTTGCCACAGGTGAACATCGCTGAATACTCTTCGCCGGAATCCATGTGTTTTGCCAAACGTGCAGCGTTCTGCTTGTTGACATATCCGATAAGACCGGCGTTGGGTGCGTGAATCGCCACGGCGTTGCGATCATACTGGTTGCCCGGTTCCCTGACAAGCATTGCTGGTCTCAAAGGACGTGTGTCGGCGGCCCGTAGGGCTTCCTCGTAGTGGGAGCCGCCACGAAGGGGACAGGTGAAAACGCCGAGCTTGTATATTTGCCCTGAAGCTTTGTTCGGCAGTATCCCATTGGGCGCTTCCAATACAAGTTGACCGTTGAACAAAGCAAGCTTCAGATTTGTGTTTCCATCGCCGGATATGGTGACTAGGTCAAGCTGGTGTTCCGGTGGGAGAAAAGCGGAACTGTAGATTGGGACATACTCCTTCAGTCCCCTGACCGGACGCAAGCATCGCGGATCTGGCTTTCGGCGGTATGGGGTCTCCATATAAACGGAGAACGTCGGGGCATCCTTCGAGGTGGCGTTCGTCTTACGCGCGTCTTTTTCGGTTACTACTTCCCTAAAGGTGTCGCCATCCCGCACCAAACGACGATCGTATTCCGTCGTCCTTCCTGGCTCATTGCCGTTGTCCGCGTTTATTTGTTTTCCGACGGATAACGCAATTGCGACTGCGATTCCGAGGATGATTATCCATGCCATCACGATCTCACTTTTCACTCACGAGTGTTTCCGTATCAAAGGAAATGTCTATTTCTGTGTTTTCGACAATGTCAGTCGTCCGGCGTCTCGCTTTCCACGTCACGATTCTCATCCATGTTCGCGGCCACGTCATAGTCCTCGGGGTGCGCGGCGATACGGTCGATGAGATCATCGGTGATCTGAGACTCGCGCTCGCGGGCCTCGTAGGCGCGGGCGGTGTCGCTGCCGAGTGCTCGTGTGTAGATGTCGAGGCTGGTGAGCCCGAATGTGGAGGCGATGTGCTCCACGTCTGACGTCGTGAGCGGCGCTTCATATCGGAGCCTTACGTGCCAGTAGTTGTTTCTCATACCGCTCTTTTTGTAGAACTCGGCATTTGTTATTCCGCTTCGTTTAACGAGATCTCGACATATGTCGATGATTCTCTTGCTGTCTTCGGTGACTTCATTTTTGGCAATGCTTCCCATGCCCAACATGGTACCTAATTGAGAAGGATTTGTAAAGAATACTTAATTGAGTAACAATAAACTTACTCAATTAAGTACGGTAAGAATTACCGCAAGGCAATGAACAAAGAAAGGAGCGGCAAGACAGATGAGTGAGACGGAAACCATCGCAAGGAATCTCAGCGGCGAGCTCGCACGGCATCGCAAGACACAGGCCGCGCTCGCCAAGGAACTCGGCATGAGCGAGAAAACCGTCAGCGAACGACTGCGAGGCAAGGGAGCATTCGATACCGATCAACTCGAAAAGACGGCGACGATGCTCGGCATGAGCCTCTACCAGCTCATGGTCAAGCTCCTGCAACCAATCGACGGCATCAAACAGACCAAGCCGTCGTTGGAAGCGGGTGCGTGATGATTGTTGCAACCAAGCCAAGCGCTCTTAGCGTGGTGGCGTCCATCATCTGCGCGATATCCGGAATCTGGATGTTTGCCTGTGGACTCAAATCTCCGAATCAATTCCAGATTCTTCTTGGCTGCTCCCTTCTGCTCAACGGATTGCAGATTGGCACTAGATGGGTGATGCTGCGGGAACTGAACAGGAACTATCTGCTCATGCGCCGATCTGGGCTATGTACGGAACCGCCGCGAGAGCAAGAGCGGGAATCTGAACGATGAAATCAGCGAACATCCCACCCACGTATTTCTCCTTGATCTTCTGCCAGCGGGATTGGTCCTTGGTGTGCGATTCGGCGATGTACAAGGCTCCAAGCAGACGCTGCATGGCGTCATTGAGCTCGAACGAGCCGCAGCTCTCCCAATCGTTGACGCATCGGCGAACCTCGGTCGTGAGATTAAGCACATACGACTTCAACGCCGCCGGCATGCTCACATCCTCTTTCAGGCACTGCTCGATTTCAGAAAGGAAGCCGGAGATGTTCTCCCTGTCCCTGTCCTCCATCCGCACATCCAGCTCTACCCACCTGTCGGCGATGGTCTGCAAAGCCAGAACCGCCGCGGCATCCAACCTATTGGTCGAACCGGCCAACGTGCTGAAGTTCCGACGATGTCCGTCCATGGCATCGTCGGAGAATGATTCCCACAAGGCTTTCCAAATACCGGGCATCTGTGATTTCGCCATGTCAAGGCGTTTCACGCCACGGGCGATCAGCGTATCAAGTGTTCTTTCGGTGCTGCACATGGCCGTGTATGCGGGCAGCACGTCCTTCCGGAATCCGTCGGGCTGCTGCTCGACCTCGAAAAACTGCAGTAGGTATTCGGCTGCATTCGACATTGATGCTTCTCCTAACTGTTCGGCCCGCGTTCCTGACGCGCGGTGTTCTTCCGATGTTAGGAGGGGGTCGGGCGGTTCTCCTAACGCCGCCCGGCATTTTCGGAAACAATCAATCGACCAAACGGGAAGGAGGTGAATGCGAGTGGACGATGTGGAGTTGATTCGCGCGAATCTTCGCGGCGAGATGGCCCGCAGGGGCAAGAGCAAGGCGGATGCCGCCAACGCATTGGGCTGCAGTCCTCAGCACTTGGGCCGCAAGCTTGACGGCGATGCAATGCTTACCGTCGCCGACCTAGATCGATTCGCCAAGATGTTCAATCTGAATTTCTACCAGCTGATGATGCTGCTCCTGCAGCCGATAGACAGCATCAAACAGGTCAACAAATGAGAATGCCGCCGGTACCAGCGGCGGCGAGTGTCAAAGAAAGGTCATTCCAATGACAAGCAACAATGTACAGCCCTTCGAGTTCGAAGGCAACAAAATGCGCACATCTCAGGATAAGAGCGGTAACCCGCTGTTCTGCGCCAGAGACGCGGCCATCATTCTTGGATACACGAATCCGAACAAAGCAATCCGAGATCACACAAGGGGTGAACGAATCGTTCTCCCCTTCATAACCGCGGGAGGAACGCAGGAAATCCAGTTCATCACCGAAGGCGATCTATACCGCCTCATCGCGTCCAGCAGACTGCCTGCTGCCCAGAAGTTCGAGAAGTGGATATACGACGAGGTGCTGCCGTCGATCCGTCGTCATGGCGCGTATGCGACCGACGCGACCATCGACCACATCCTCAACGACCCGGACTTCGGCATCCGGCTGCTCACCAATCTCAAGGACGAACGGACCCGTCGCCGCGAGGCCGAGCGAGCCATCGAGGCGCAGAAGCCGAAGGTGCTGTTCGCGGATTCGGTTGCGGCGTCGCATTCGACGATTCTCGTGGGCGAGCTGGCGAAGATCCTCAAGGGCAACGGCGTCGACATCGGCCAGAACCGCCTGTTCCAGTGGATGCGCGACAACGGGTACCTCATCAGCCGCAAAGGGACGGACTTCAACATGCCTACCCAGAAGGCGATGGAACTCGGCCTGTTCTTCATCAAGGAGACGAACGTCCAGCATTCCGACGGGCACATCACCGTCAACAAGACACCGAAGGTCACCGGCAAGGGGCAATCGTACTTCGTGAACAAGTTCCTCTCCCGCAACGCCCAGGGCAAGTTGAAGGGAATCGACTGATGTCCGCGCCGGTTGATTCGAGTCGCGTCCCGTTGGGGGAGCGGCTGGCATGGACTCCCGCGCAGGCCGCCCAGGTGTATTCGCTCGACTACCGGGGCCTATTGCACGCGATCGACGCCGGCGACGTGGACACGTTCCGCCCGCCGAACCGCGACGGGCTGCCCGGCAGGCTGAAGGTCAGCAAAGCCGCCATGGACAGGTGGATCAAGGAAATGGAGGAATAGATGCGCGCAAGACATTCAAACGGCCACCGCAAAACCGGTCAGCCCGTCAAGCTGACCGAACGGCAGGAGGCGTATAAAAGCCTGTTCTGCCTGCTCGCATGCGTCGCATCCGCCACGTTGAGCGTCTGGGCCGGCATGTGGCTGCTGGCCGGATTGGCGGCCGGAGCACTCAGCCTCCTGCACCTCGTCCTGTTCCCCATCGGCCTGCTGATGGCGGTCGTGTTCGGTGACATCGCATGCGGCGGCACAGAGGAAGGAGACGACGAATGAACTGCTTCGATCTGACTGTTCCCGGCGACCCCTTGTCCAAGGCGCGTCCCCGCGTCTACAACGGGCACGGCATCACCGACCGGTGCACCAGGAACGCCGAGAACCGCGTGTACTCGGAGTTCCGCCGCAAGTACGGCGACGTGGAACCCATCAAAGGCGACGTGCGCATACGGCTCGAATTCTGGATGGCCTCGTGGCATCCGCGCGACTTCGATAATCTGGCCAAGCTCGTCACGGATTCACTGAACGGCGTCGCCTATGCGGATGACGTGCAGATCATCGACGCGCGCATACTCAAGCACCGTCCCGACCGGAGGGTGCCCGGCTCCAAACCGGGCAGCATGCGCAACCGCAAGACCGGCGACCCGCTGCTGTTCATGGGCGAACCCTATGAGCCGCACACCGAAATCCACATCAGCGAAATCATCAACCCAACCAACTGAAAGGACAATCCAATGAACCACACCGACTACATCACCCAAGCATTGATCGAAGACGAGAACATGCCAGCCGATTTGGCGGCGCTCTACCCGTCGGCCTCGAAGATCGCCGACGCGGCCAAGGACGCGCAGGATGCCTGACCGACGCAACTATATGCCGCGTTGCAGGACGTGCGGCCCATTGGGGCCGATAGCCGGCCTGTCCGACGCGATCAGCGCCTGCACCCGGCACGCGAACCGGTACCCGAACCATCAGACGGCGTGGTACCCCACCTACGCCCAGGTCACCGTGAAAGGAAAACCAAATGACTGCGAATGACAACAACGTGTTGACTCCGGATTCCAAGAAAATCGAAACCAAAAACCCAGACGAGGGCCTGCGACAGGGCCTGTTCGAGGCGCAGGCGGCGCGCATCGTCGAACTGCAGGCCGAGATCGCCAGCCGACAGGAGGAAATCGACAATCTCAAATCCCTGATTCTCGACTCGCATCCGGTCGGCACCTACCAGGCCGGCAACCTGAAGGTGCAGGTCAAGCCGGGCGCGCGCCGCATCAACGCCGGCACGTTCGAAAAAGCCTACCCGGCAGCCAAATACCCCAGAGCCTACCAGTTGAAGCCGCGCCCGCTCAGCCAGTTGGAGAAACTGCTGACCGCCGACGCGGTGAGCGGTTACATGGTGTCGGGCAAGCCCACGGTGGTGGTCTCATGAGCGCGGAACTGTCAAGCCAGGGCATCGCCCAGATCGTGGAGAACGTCATCGCCGACTATGACCTGCATGACGAGGACGGCGACGAGCTGACCGACGACCTGTATGTGATCCGTTCGGAGCGCATCACTGATCTGGGCTTCGAGGTCGCCAAACGCATCTGCAAGGCCACCCATGAGCTGGAACAGGGCGGCAAGACCGGTCGTTCCATTCATTCGATGACCTTCGGCAGCGTATCGGCAACCATCGCGAAGGACGGCGACCGCGCTTACACGCTGCGCTTCGAATCGGACGAGGCGGTGGCCATCGTACGGCTCAGCCAGACCGCACTGGGCGGCCTCAAGAAACAGATCGACGACCTTCTCAAGGAAGTGGAACCATGAGCATGAATGACGTCATTCTCGCCGTCGCACAAGCCCAACAGCAGGGTGACGCGATACCCGTCGACGTGCCGCCCATGACGCAGTCGGCACCCGATATGGGCAAGCCGCCGGCAACGCCGAAAACCAAGACGGACACGATGGAGGAACCACGATTGTGGCCGGAGATCCGCCAGCTCATCGAAGCGGATATCCAGAACGCTCCGCGTGAGCTGCAGCGTGAGATAGGCCCGTCCGAACTGGGAACGGATTGCGTGCATTGCCTCGCGGCGAAACTGGCGGGCTGGCCGGAGCGTCGTTCGCCGGGTTGGCTGCCGTTCATCGGCACGTGCGTGCACGCGCACTTCGAGCAGATGTTCCGCGAGCTGGACAAGGAGCCGGCGCACCAGTTCCACTACACGAGTGAGGACAACGTGACCGGACTTGGGGAGCGCTGGCGCAGCGAATATCGCGTCACCGTGGGCCGATTGCAGGGCCTGCACGGCGGCTACGACGTCACCGGTTCGATTGACCTCTGGGATCGCAAAACCCATAGCACCATCGACTGGAAGATCGTCGGCAACACAACCGTCACCAAGGTCAAGGCCCACGGCCCATCGCAACAATACCGGATACAGGCGTCGCTCTACGGCATGGGACTGCAGAACGAGGGCGAGCGGGTGGAACGCAACTGCATCTACTTCCTGCCCCGCAACAAGACCTCGTTGGGTGACGCATTGCCATGGGAGACCAGGTTCGACACGGAGCCCGGCAGATGGGCGTTGGCCCGAGCCCAACTGCTCGTCAACCTCATGGACATCATCGAACAGGCGGACGGCGTGGAGGTGCGCGACAGCTGGATAAAGCAACTGCCCGCGGCTGGCCCCGACAAGTGCTTCTCATGCAAGGGCCGCGTGTGGCCGGACATGAGCGCGCTCCCCGAGTTCGACGAGAAGCCGTGGCCGGACGTGCCCGATAAATGGCTCCAGCTCATCCCATTGATTGAACCTGAATACCAGTTCACCGAATAACGAAAGGAAAACGATTATGTTCGGTCAGCAACCACAGCAACAGTATGGCTACTCCCAGCAGGGGTACGGCTATCAGCCGCAGCAGCGTCAGCCCGCCCAGTTGAGCTCGCTCGGCGAGCTGCTCGCCGGCAACAGCGCCAAAGCCTACTTCGGCGCGAACAGCCAGCCGGGGGACACGGTGACCGGCGTCATCGAGAAAATCGAGACCACGCAGGTCAACGACTTCCAGACCAAGCAGCCGGCGTTCTGGAACAACGGGCGTCCGAAAGAGCAGATCCACGTCATCATCCAGACCCAACTGCGCGACCCGAGCGTGGAGGACGACGACGGCCGCCGCTCACTCTGGGTCAAAGGTTGGGGAATCCAGTTGAAGGCGTTCCGCGAGGCCTGCATGCAGGCCGGCGTGAAGACCCCGAAGCCGGGCGACACCATCACCGAAACCTACATCGGGTTGGGCGAACGCGGCAACGCGCCCCAGCCGCCGAAGGTCTTCTCGTTCCGTATCGAACCCGCCAACGGCGTGAATAATCTCCTCAACGGCGGCCAACCCCAGCAGCCCGTCCAGCAGGCTCCACAGCAGCCTGTCATGCAGCAACCCCAGCAAGGTTACACGCAGCAGCAGTACGCGCCACAGCAGCCTCAGCAGACCCCGAATCAGGGATATCAGACAGCTCCGGTGGACCCGTGGAACCCTCCCGCGCAACAGCAGCCGCAGCAACCCGCCCAGCCGGTACAGCTCGGCCAGCCACAGCAGCAGGCTGATCCGATGAAGGTCAACCAGTTGAAGGCCGTGGGCAAAAGCCCGCAGGAGATAGCCGCATTGTTGGGCGTGCCTGTCGAGGCGGTCACGGCCGTCACTGACCAGGCGCAGCCGCAGAACCACGGAGGTTCGGAACAGCAATTGGAAACCGGTGAATTCTGATGGACGAGCTTTTGAGGTATATGCAGAACCAGCAGAAGCAGCTGGCCACGCAGATCAGCGAGGTCGACCTGTGTCCCGAAGGTCTGTCGCCCGTCAGTATCGAGCTGCTTTCATCGAAGCTCGTGCTCGCAGGCTGGCATAACACCAAGGACTCGGATAAAGGCTGAGTCCCGTATTGCCGTCGCCGTATCCAAGCGGCCGGCCCTGTTGCGACGACGGGCACGGCACCACACACATTTTCACATCACGTCAAAGGAGTTTCGAGGATGGCCGACATCTACGGATACGCAGCAGCCGCACCTCAGTATCGTGCGGCCGGCTGGATGCAGGTCATCCCATTGCCGGAAGGACGCAAGACCCCGCCGCCGGCGGGTTTCACGGGGCGCAGCCGCAAGCCCGTCACCGACGAACAAATACAGTTGTGGAGCCAAGCCAACCCGAACGCGAACACGGGCATCGTCATCCCCGAAGGCGTGCTCGTATTGGACATCGACGCGGCGCAGGGCCATCAGGTCAAGGCCGACGGCGTGAAAGGCATCAGCGAACTCGCACAGGAGCTGGGCGCGCTGCCGGATACGTGGAGCAGCACGTCGCACGGCATCGATTCGCCGGCGCGCCACCTGTTCTACAAGGTACCCGAGGGGCTCATGTGGAAGGGCGGCGCCATCGAGGGCGTCGACGTGCTGCAGCCCGGCCACAGGTACAGCGTGGTCTGGCCGTCCATCCACCCGAGTGGCGAAATGTACTGCTGGTACACGCCCAGCGGCAGGGTCGCCAGCACGCTCCCCCGCATCAGCGATCTGGCGACCCTGCCGTGGAATTGGGTGGACTACCTGCGCAAGCCCGACCGGGAAAAGGCGTCGAATTCGACCACTTTCACCCAGCCGCAGGGCGAAGCCTACGACACTCGCATGTGCAAGGCCATCAACACGTTCCTCAACAAGACGCTCGACAACCCCGCGTCCAAAGGCTCACGACACGAAACCACACTGCAGGCCGTCTGGGCGCTCGTAAAATTCGCCCAGGAAGGCCATCGCGGCGCATTGGACGCCATCAACCAGCTCAAACCCCGGTTCATTCAGGAGGTGGCTCCCGACCGTCAGGGCAAGGAGCGCGAGGCCGCACGCGAATGGGGCCGCCTTCTCAGCGGCGCGATGGAGAAAGTCAACGGCATACAGTCGCGCGCGGACCCATGCGAACAGTCGAAGATCGAACGCATGACGCCCGGCGAATTCGACGAGCCCGACCAGGGTGGCACATACGCGGAAAGTTACCCTCAACCGGTTCAAAACGGTTCAATGGAAAGTCACGAGGCAAGTAAAAACGCCTCGTCCAGCTGGCAGTTCGAAGACCTCACCCAGCTCGCGTCCGGCGTTGAACTGCCGCCAACGCCAACCGTGTTCCAACGCGAGGACGGCCAAGGACTCTTCTACCGTGGCGCGGTCAACGACCTGCACGGCGAACCCGGCTGCGGCAAAAGCATGATCGCCCAGATAGCCGCCGCACAGGAACTCAAGCAAAACCATGACGTCATCTACATCGACTATGAGGACAGCGCGCGCAACGTCGTCAAGCGACTGCTGCTGCTCGGCGTGACCGGCGAGCAGATAGTGGCGCATTTCCACTACGTGCGCCCCAGCGCCAAGCCCAGCAGCCCCACCAGTCTCGGCGGCTGGCGCGAGACCCTCGACTACGCCGACACCGCCACGCTCGCAATCGTCGACGGCGTCACCAGCTGCCTCGCCTACGCAGGACTCGACTCGAATTCCGGCGATGACATCGCCACCTGGTACAACACCATGCCACGACTCATCAGCGCCTGCGGGCCGGCAGTCGTACTCATCGACCACGTCGTCAAGTCAAAAGACAATCGAGGCCGCTACGCCGGCGGCTCGATGCAAAAACTCGCCCTCATCGACGGCATCAGCTACAGCGTGGACATGACCAAACCCGTCGGCAAGGGCGTGCGCGGCACCATCGTCATCAAAAGCGGCAAGGACCGAATCTCGGAGATCGAGGAGCATTGCGCCGTCAACTGGAGCAACGGCTCACACCTGCGAGAAGCCGCCCGCATCGAAATCAACAGCACGAACCCGAAACTCATGCGCGTCACCATCGCACGACCCAACATGATGCCCAGCGAAGACCGGCAGACGAAACGCGACGACTTCCGACCCACCGGACTGATGGAACGCATCAGCCGCATGCTGGAGGACTCACTCGAAGAACCGAACCAGTCCGAACTGTTCAAGGCACTGAAGGAAGACGGTTCCGGAGCGCGTACCGCCATCATGAGCAAAGCCGTGAGCCTGCTCCTGCAGGAGGGTTTCGTCTCGAACCGCTCTGGACGCAACAATCGTTCGATATTCAAATCCGTCCGACCGTACCGGCAGATAGACGACCCGAAATCCGACGCCTATGTGGACCGTATGAGCAGGGAGGAGGCGAGTGAATTGGATGACGAAAACCACCTCGAAATCTAGTTTTTCCCGTTTTTCCCAGTTTTTCCGAGTTTTTCCCGGAAAAACTGAGCCATCGAGTCTAGTTTTTCCCCACACTCCCCGGACACACTACGTGTGTGTCCGGGTGTGGGAAAAACTACGGCTCGCCCCTCCGGAAAGACCAAAAACACCCCTCAACGACACTAGATTTTCCCAAACCAAAGGAGCCCAAAATGTCACTCACATTCAGAGAGCAAATCGAAGAGACCGCATGGGAACTCGGCAACGGCGAAGGCACAGTGCCCGAGCTGCGTCAGCGGTTCGACGACAATCCCGACACTCCGAACTTCGACCCGGCCAAGGCATTGGAGATGCTGCACATCCTCCAAATCGTCAACTACAGGCAAGTCCCTCAGCATCGAGGCAGACCAGCCCGCAGCCATTTCCTAAAACAATCCGAATACTCGGTACTCGATTTTGACATTCCGAAACCAGCACCCAAGGACGAGAAGGAACGGGAAAGCCGCATCCAATGGGCCAATGATTTTCGCACCATCGCCGACTGGCTCGACGCGAACTGCTATACGGAAAGCGAGAGGTCATGAAGAAAATCAGAATCATGCTCGACCAGGAAGACGGCACCACCGTCACCCTCGGCAGCATCGAAACCGGAGGACAGTCAGACCTGTACAGACGCCATCCCGCATGATGTACGACGAATCCGTACGGAAACCCGTATTGGACATTCTGGGCAGATGGGCCCTGCATATCCTGGGCGACGCGGAGGAAGCATGAGCCAACGATGTGACCCGCACGGGCCAGGATGCTACTACCGTTGCCCGATCTGCGGTCAATGGTGGTGCTACGACCCGCGAGACGGATTCTGGGAATCAATCAGCACGATCAAAATGTTCTTCTGCCTGCACGATGTGTGGAGGCAGGAACGCAAGCACAGGAAGGCGACTCATGGGCGAACCGATTGATCTCACCCAACAGGCGCTCAACGTGCTGGCCTCATCGGGTCTGGGAAACGACAGTCCGGCCGAGGCGTTCGTCATCGGCTACCAGGCCGGATGGCAGGAGGCGTTCGACCTGTGCATGCGAATCAAAACGGCAATCAACAACGAAACGGGGGGCAAATGAGCATCATCGGCAGTGAAATCGCGGCACAGAAGCAGCGTGACCCGTCGTACATCGACAGTGGCCTGCAGTGGGCTTGGGGACAAGGATACAAGGCCGGAGCGTCACGCGAAATCACCGAAGAGGAGATTGCCGCCGCCATGGACGAAACCAGAAAGTTCATCACGCTCCCTGGCGCGTGGTTGGAGAACATCATCAGAATCGCGTTCGACGCGGCAAGAAGAAAGGCAATGGAGGAGTGAGCAGGCCACGCGCCCGTGAACGCAAGCCCGCATGGCTGCGCACGTTCATCCCGAAAACGAGTCCCCTCGTGGTCACCGTCTGCGATGGCTGCGGCCTGTACGTGATCCAGGATCGGGAAAACGTGTGGGAGACGTGGGACTGCGGGTTGGTTGAGGGTGATGACCTGACCGTGGCCATCATCTTGGGCAGGCCAGTGGCGCGCGTCACATGGCTGCCCTCCGTAGGACACCCATTGTTGCGCAGCACATGCGGCAGCGCGGGCATCATGCCGGACGGCCAGTATCTGGCCATGCACATGTGCCATCTCGCCCGGATAAGCGTCAAACCGTTCAAACCACCAAGCCGCGAGCGGCCGCCGGGCAAACCGTGGGGTGGGCCGAAACTGTCGAAACAGGAGATAGCCGAATTCAAACGCATATGGGATATGCCGTACAGCCAGCTCAAGCATGAGAAAACCCCAGCCAACAAGGTCGGCCGGGGCAAGAAGCAAACACTATTCTAGCCGACCAGCCGGAAGGGGCTAACGTGAACTGCCAGAACTGCAAAACGATAACCGAAGAGGGATACTCACTGTGCGAGGCATGCGAGCTGCGTTTCGCCGGCACGCTCCTGCGACTCGCGCGAGACATCACGCCACTGCACGACTCGCTGGACGCAACCCTGCATCCGGGCGGCCATTCACCCGCGCGGATCCAGACCGCCACTCCACCGACTCCAATCAGGCTCGACATGCTCGACCTGATCGACATGCTCGACGCCTCAGTCCGCGAACTATGGCGCTGCCTCGACGGCATCGACGCCCTGGACTGGCACAAGGATCCACGCATGGAGGACCTCGAGGCCACGCTCATCGCATGCGCCGGACACCCCAAACTCGCCACATTCCCCGACGCAGGCCTCTACATGCACGCCGTCAACAACCTTGCCCGCAAGGTCGACCTCGCCCTGGACCCGCCCGAACAACGCCGCGAAATCGGCACCTGCGAACTATGCGAGACCATGCTAACCGCCGGAACCAACGACCAATGGGTCACGTGCCCCGTCTGCAACACCGAACAGCGAGTGCAGACCGTCAAACTCCGGCGACTGAAAAAACTCTGCTGGGACGACTCGAAACGAGGTAGCGCGGCAGATATAGCCAAGGCATTCACCGACGCGGGAATCACCGTGCGCAGAAACACCCTCAACGTGTGGGTCAGCCGAGGCAAACTGCGGAACAGTCCGCAGGGACTCGCCTACTGCGACGTGTACCGGCTCGTGATAGGCGGCGAACTTGACAAAGAGCTGACTGTAACCGCATAATGTCAGTGGATTAGTGTCGAAGAGCTCAACCCCAGACGGTTGGGCTCTTCGCATATCCGCCTATGCGCGTAGCTCAACGGGTAGAGCGGCGGTCTCCAAAACCGCAGGTCGTTGGTTCGAAGCCAACCGCGTATGCCAGTCACTTGTTTTTTCGGGGCCTGCCTCCGCCGACGCCCCGGCCGGGACGCTTCGCGTCCCACTCGTCAATGGTCTCGGGGAGCCAGCCGCGCGTGCGTCCGATCAGCACGTCAGGCTCCGGCAACTTCAAATTGAGCAGTCCACCCGGAGTGATGCCGAGTCGTTCGGCGACCTGCTTGACGCCGAGGTATTCAGTCGCCATCGTTGCGCCTCCAGCCCGCGAACAGGCCGGCAAGCCCGGCGGCCACGGCGAATCCCGCAGCCCCGTAGGGTTGTCCCGCCGATGCAAACATGGCAGATGTGACGGCGAACAGCATGCTCATGACGCCCAGTATTCTTGATTTGCTCATGATGTTCCATGGAATATAGGATTGGCGGAGGGGTTCCGGCTAATAGGTCTAGCCGGAACCCGTTCTACTTCTTTCCGTCGTGGGGGATTGATGTACAAGGTATGCTCCACCTCCGGTTGCCCACACCTGGTCTCCTCCGGCTCGCTGTGCGACGAATGTAGGAAAGCCAAAGACAAGCGCCGGACACGAGGCCGCAATCCATACACGTCGAAAGCGCATCGCCTCGCACGCGCCCGCGTGCTGGCAAGGGACCCGCGGTGCGTCTGTCCCGGCGACGGGCCGGGCGGATGCGGGAGGCACCATGGCCTATGCGGTGCCCCCAGCACCATAGCCGACCATTGGCCGATCGAACGCATCGAGCTCGTCGAAGCAGGCCTGGACCCCAACGACCCGCAACGCATGCGCGGCCTGTGCAAGCGCTGCCACGACAGCAAGACCGCGAGGACGAAACCTTCAGGCTTCAACAACAGACAAAACCTCAGCTGACACACACAGGCTTCGGCACCAAAACAAAACATTCCATCGAAGCCAAGCCAACGACGCCAGCCGCTCACGTCGAACGACACGAAAGACGAAAGCGACCAAGTCTTCTCGATTCGATTCGCGACTCATCGCAGCAGCAAGCGAGTCAAACAAAAACCGTTGCAAAACAAACGGAAGCAAACCATCAAAACACCCACGGGGATACCCCCTAAAAGTTTGGGTAGTGGAACCGCCGGAGAGCTGTCTCCGAGGTGCGGAGAGTTCAAAAGTTTCAAAGGGGGCGGGCGAAAGGCCCTGCGTCCCACAGCGAAGGAACGGCGCAAGGCCGTCCGACGATGGAGGAGCCATGCCAAGAGGAGGAAAACGCGTCAGGTCTGGCCCGATGCCAGATCCGTCGAGCGGCGCCAGCGAACGCAGGGGATACACCCTGCGCAGCCTGCCGAACACCGAATACAAGGGCCATCCGCCGAAGTTCCCGCTTCCGCCGTATGTGCTCCGCGATTTCGACAAGGACTCGCAGGAATGGATCGAGGACAGGGCCGGTTCGGAATCGTGGAACGAGCGTGAGTCCGAGCTGTGGAGGCAGTTGTGGCGTCTACCGCAGGCGCGCGCGTGGAAACAGCCACAGCTGAAGTATCTGCATTACCAGATCGCCTCGTATGTCCGCGAATGCGTGGTGTGCGAGAGCCCGTCAGCCAAGGCGGCTGACGTGGCCGTGAGGATCAGACTCGAGGACCGAATCGGCCTGTCCGAGGCCGGATTGCAGGCGCTCGGCTGGAAGATCTCCGAGGACAACGTCGACATGGCCGCCCACGAGGTGCCGGCCACGGACGCGGAGGCATCCGAGAGCGGCATGAACACCAAGATCGTGCAGTTCCCGCGCCGTTTGAGGGCGTGACGTGGCCGACGATTGGATTATCGACTTCCCGACGCTCGCAGACCTGCAGGATGCGTGGGTTCGGCGTCACGTGCGCCAACCGGACGGTATTCTCCGCGGCAAGCCCTTCTGCTGGTCAGACTGGCAGTTCTGGTACGCCGCACACCGCTGGAGGGTGCGCGGGGACGCGGAATTCATCCCGCCCGAAGAGGTCACGGTGGACAACCCACTGGTTCTCAACCAAGCCTTCAAATATCGTCTGACCGGCTGCATCGGCCCGCAGAAGACAGGCAAGGGGCCGACCGAGGCATCATGCGCCATCCTCGAAGCCTGCGGTCCGGTCGTGTTCGCCGGTTGGGCGAAGCCCGGCGACGTGTACCGCTGCTCCGACAACGGCTGCCCTTGCGGATGGGTCTACCATTACAATTCGGGCGAGCCGAAGGGCATGCGCCATCCATCGCCGCTGATACAGCTGACCGCGAACTCCGAGGACCAGGTGCGCAACGCCTACCGTCCATTGGTCGCCATGATCAGGCTTGGTCCGCTGAAACAGCTGCTCAAGGTGCGCGAGGGGTTTATTCGTATCCTTCGCCCCGGAATCAACCTTGACGACGATGATCTCGATCTCGACCGCATCGATGTGGTGACCGCCTCGGCAACCAGCCGCTTGGGTAATCCGATTTCGGATGCGGAACAGGACGAGGCCGGCCTGTACACCAAATCGAACGGCATGCTCGACGTGGCCGACACCCAACGCCGCGGCGCCGCAGGCATGGGCGGCAGGACGCACTTCTGGACCAACGCCTACGACCCGGGGGAAAACAGTTACGCCCAACAGCAGTTCGAATTGGCCAGTAAGGACGTGTGGATCTTCTACCGCAACCCAGATTTGAACCCGGACCTGCGGCACAAGGACGGTACGCCATACAGCTTCAACAACCGGCGCGAACGCCGCAAGATCCTCGAATGGGTCTACGCCGGAAGCCCGTGGGTGCCTTTGGATTCCGTCGAGGCGGAGGCTGAGGCGCTCATGGAGAAGGATCCCGCACAGGCGGAACGCTTCTTCGGCAACCGAATGGTGCAGGGCGGTGGAGCATGGCTCGAGGATGGACTCTGGGAGAGCTGCTATGCAGGAACATGAGCTTTGGCTTGAGAACCCGCCGAAAGGCGCCGAGGTGTGTCTTGGATTCGATGGATCTGAGAACGACGACTGGACATGCATCAAGGCCGAGACGCGCGAGGGTTTTATCTTCACGCCACGGTACGGCGAGGATCGCCGTCCGACGATTTGGAATCCGAAAACATGGGGCGGACGCATCCCGCGCAGCGAGGTCAATGCCGCCATGGACGAGCTCAACGAACGATACAAGGTTATTCGCGCCTATTGCGATCCGGGTTTCCGTGACGAGGTGTCGTGGGAATCGCAGATCGAGGCGTGGGACACGAGATACGGCCCGAAGAAATTTATTCCTTGGGCGATGAGCGGGTCGAGCCGCATCACCGCGGTTTGGGAGGCGTTGAAACGCTTCGAATCCGACCTGCAGCATCATGCGATCACGCATGACGGGTGTCCGATCACCATCACGCACATGCGCAACGCGCGCAGATTCGCCAAATCGGGCGAGCGTTACGGTTTGGGCAAACCGAAGCAGACAAGGAAAATCGATGCGGCCGTGACAAGCGTGCTCGCCCATGAGGCGGCTTGCGACGCGCGCGCCGCTGGTTGGGGCAGGAAACGCAAGGCGTACCTGCTTACAGGCTCCACCACGAGGGGGTTCTAGAGATGATTCGTACCGCCGATGACGTGAATCGCATGGCGAATCTGCTCGCTCTGAAGATCGAGAACCGTCGGCCGGACATCAGGAAGCATACGGATTATGTTCGCGGCAAACGCGGCACCTTGAAGTTCGCGTCCGACGAGTTCAAACGCTACATGGCCGACCGGTTCAGCGGCTTCGCCGACAACTGGTGTCTGCCGGTCGCGCAGGCACCAGTCGAACGCATCCATTTCAGGGGATTCATTCCGTATGACGATCGCGAATTGGATTCGCATGTGATGCGGGTGTGGGAACGGAACGACTGCGACCGCAAACTGCAGGAGACGGCGCTGATGATGACCACGACCGGACGTGCGTTCGGCCTGGTCACGTCGATGCCGGACGGCAGGGCGCGCATCAGCTTCGAGCATCCGGACAGCGCGGCAGTGCACTACGACCCGCTCACTGGCGAGGTCGATGCGGGGCTGCTGGTCCGATACGACGAGGAGCACGAGTTCGGCACTTTGCTGCTGCCGGACATGGTCTTCGATGTGGTGCGGGTGCGTGCGGGCGGCGACGATGAGAGGAATCGTCTGCCGCCCGGCGTGGATGGCTGGCGGTTCGTGCCGGACTCCGCGCGCGTGAATCCTCTCGGTCGAGTCCCGTTGGTTGAATTCCGCAATCAGATGCTTTTGGACGATCTGCCGATCAGCGATGTGGAGCAGGTCGAATCGATGCAGGACGCCGTCAACGTCTGCTGGGCGTATACGCTCAACGCCTTGGATTTCGCGTCCATGCCCGCGAGGGTGATCCTCGGCGGTGATTCGCTGTCCGAGCCGGTCTTCGACAAGGTCACCGGCGAGCAGGTAGGCGAACGCCCAGCGAACCTGGACAAGCAGGTCATGGAGCGCATCATGCAGATCACCGGCGATAATGTGTCGATTGGCGAGTGGACCGCCAGCAACCTGCAGGCTTTCCTGCCGATCATCCAGAAGGCCGTCGAGCACATCGCGGCCGAAACCCGTACGCCCGGGCATTACCTGTTGACGAACGCCGAGGTGCCGGCCACCGGCTACGAGGTCGCCGAAGCTGGATTGGTGAGCAAGACGCTGGAGCGCATCAGCTTCATGCGCCAGCCGGTGCGTGAACTGTGCGAGATGGCCATGATGCTCGAGGATGACGAGGAATCCGCCCGGATCCTCGATGATTCGAAGGTCGTGTTCGCCACGCCGCAATACCGCAGCGAGGCATTGATGGCTGACGCGATGCTCAAATACAAGCAGCTCGGCTATCCATTGCAGTGGATAGCCGAGCAGATGGGCCAGAGCCCGGAAGACATCAAACGCATCATGCGCATGGTGGACGACGAGAGCCATGACCCTGAGATGGCCGAGATAGCACGCAGCCTAAGGGTCGGAGGTGCATCTGATGACGGTGACGCTGGAGAGCCTGTCGGATAGCCGGAACACTTTGGCCAGACTATGCCTGCTGGCCGTGAGGGCGGCGGACAAGGCATGGAAGGGCGTGGATCCGCTGCGGGTGCGTGACAGTTGGAATCGGACGAACGTCGATTTCATCACGCTCTTCGCCGCCCTGCAGACGCGTGCGGCGAGCGATGCGATGGACTCGTCCACGTTGATGCTCGCAGAACAGGGCGATTACGTGCGTCCCGATGGCGGCATCGCGAATCCACTCGCCTTCGGGGCCGGTTTCGCGCCGAGCGGCATCGACCTCGAATTATATTTCGACATTCCGGTCACGCACACACTTTCGGCCATCAAATCAGGACTTGACCCGATAGACGCCATGCGGTCCGGACGCCGGACGCTCCGCCAGATGGCCATGCAGGCCATCGAGGACACATCCATCAGCGCGATGGGTGTCAGCATCACCCAGCGTTCCGGTGTCGGCTACGTGCGCGTCGAATCACCCGACTGCTGCCCACGATGCGCTATCCTCGCTGGAAAATACTTCCGGCACAACAACGACTTCCTGCGCCATCCGAAATGCCACGGCCGCACCATACCATGCAAAGGCAAGGACAAGGCCGAGAAACAAGGCTGGATCACTGATCCGATGGACCGCTTCAACCGTATGAGCGAGGCGGAGCAGGACGAGCTCTTCGGCCACGCCGACGCGCAGGCCATCAGAGACGGCGCCGACATCTACCAGGTCGTCAACGCACACCGAGGCATGCGGCCGGTCGGACGCGGCGACATCCGCATGACCACGTCCGAAGGCACCAGCCGATACGGGTGGAGCCGCATGATCCGCAAATACGAATACGGGCAGCGGCAGCGGCGCAGGCTCACGCCGGAAGGCATCTACAGCTTCAATCTTCCCCGCGAGCAGACCATTGAACTTTTGAAGCGCGAGGGCTACATCCTGCCAGACAAGTGGCGTGAGCAAGTGCCGGAACTCCGCCGTCGGCAGTGGCTCCACAACAACGAATGGCGTCAGGGGCGGCATGAGGAGCTGACCGCGGCGCAGAAGCGCCTCGAGAACGCGCGACTCCGCTATGAGGCCGCGCTGGACGGCCGTAATCCTTATCAGCCCAGCAAACCGGTTACGCCGGACGTGCTGGCCAAGGCCGAGAACTCGTATCGCCGCTGGCTTTCCAGCAACGGCGAGATTTACAACCGATGAAAGGAAAAACACATCATGTCCGATGGACAGCAGCAGGATCCGAACAGCAATGATCCGGGCGCACAGAAGCCGACAATCGACTGGCACGACAAGTTCCTCGGCCAGAAAAAGGTCAACAGCGACCTCGAGACGAAGCTCAAGGCCGCCTACGAGAAGGCCGACCGCGTGGACGACCTGGAGAAGCAGGTCGCCGACTGGGAGAAGCGTGGCGCGGAATTCGACTCCGCGCAGGCCACCATCGCCGGACTGCAGAAGCAGGTGCTCCAAGCGAACGTCACAGCAGCTGCAACCGGCAAGCTCATCAACCCCGGCGACGCATTGAAACTCATCGACTTCTCCGACCTGACCGCTGACGATCAGGGCGGATACGACCAGAAGGCGATCGGCGACAAGATCGACGCCTTGGTCGCGGCACATCCGTATCTCGCGCAAGGCGGGAACAATGCTGGCCTGACGGGAATCATCCCACCGTCGGGCACCCGCGATGGCGATCATCAGACGGGACAGCTTACCAGGGACGATCTGAAGAACATGACCCCGAAGCAGATCGACGAGGCGCGCCGCAAGGGCCGTCTGAATGACCTGCTCGCAGGCCGCAGTAAGTAAGGAGGCCAGCAATGGCAATCACCAATTTCATCCCCGAGGTATGGTCCGCCGCCATCCTCGAAGCCCTGCGCGCGAAGCTCGTCTTCCCGAGCCTGTGCAACCGCGATTACGAGGGCGACATCCGTGAGGCCGGTGACACCGTGCACATCACCGGATACAACGACGTGACAGTGCACAAGTACACGCGCGGCCAAGCGATCACCGTCGATGATGCCACGGATAAGGAAGCCGCCGTGCTCAAGATCGACCAGTCCGACTATTTCGCTTTCAAGGTCAACGACCTCGACAAGACTCAGGCCAAGGCCGATCTTACCGGAAAGTTCACCAATTCCGCCGCCTACAACATGATGAAGAACGTGGAAACCTATATCGCCAATCTCATGGACACGGCCGTCGCCACCCCGGCGAAGACCGTGGCCGTCGGTACCCCTGCAGACGCGTATCTAGCCGTCGTGGAAGCCGGACGCAAGCTCGACGTGCAGAACGTGCCCGACGAGGGCCGCTGGCTTGTCGTCAGCCCAGACTTCTACGCCTTGCTGCTGCAGGACTCCCGCTTCATCGAAGGCACCGAAGCGGGCCATAATACTCTGCTCAACGGCGTGGTCGGCCAGGTGCGCGGCTTCACCGTAGTGAAGTCCAACAATGTGCCGCGCAAGTCCGCCAGCCCGGACACCCAGTCCATTCTCGCCGGCACGAACGCGGCCGTGACCTTCGCGCAGCAGGTCAGCAAGGTGGAGGCGATGCGCATGCAGACCGACTTCGCCGACATGGTGCGTGGCCTCGACCTGTACGGAGCCAAGGTCATCCGTCCCGAGTGCCTGACCAAGATCACCCTGAATCTCTCCACGACCAGCGGACGCGCCCTGCTGGATGTCCCGCAGGCCGTCGTGGACGAAACGTCCGACACCGCTGGTGATGATGCCGATAAGGCAGACACCGGCAAGAAGGGCAAGTGACCGTCTGATCGGAGGCTGACATGACCGCCTTGGCCACACTGCAGGACCTGCGGAAGTACGGCATCGACGTGCCGGACAACACCGTCGCGCTCAGCCTGCTCGACTCCGTATCCGCCGCCGTGCGCGACGCTGCCGGCTGTCCGATCACCATGGGCGAATGGACCGTCGACCTGCCCGGCGAACAGTCGAGGAAACTTGACTTGCCATGCAGGGCGGTGCAAGCCGTGTCCCAAGTACTGGTCGATGGTCGGCCGATCGAAGACTGGAGGCTCTTCGGCTCATCGCTTTACCGGGCGGAGCCGTGGAGCCCCTTTGGCGGCATCCCGTCGACTGTGACGGTCACCTTCCGAGGTGGCTGGGATCCGATACCGGCCGACATCGTCAGACTGGTCTGCTCGTATGTCGCCGCCGGATTACATCAGCTCGCGGATGGTGGCCCCGGCGCCCACTCCGGCATCGCCTACGAGAGGCTTGATGACGCGCAGGTCGGATATACGCATGATGGCACCCAGATCGACGCGACCGAATTGCCGGAAGCGACCAGACGCAGCCTGCGCAATCGCTTCGGTGCGAACATCAGTTCGATTGGAGTGTTCCGATGAGAATCAGCGCATCCTTTCTCGCAAAGGCCAGAGCCAACGCGGAAGCGCTCATGACCGACGAATGCACCGTGGTACGTCCAAGCGGGTCCGTGACAGACCCTGCCACGGGCGAGGTCAAGCCCGACAGCACGCAAGTGTATGCGGGACGTTGCAAGGTGCAGACTTCAGGCGGATTGGCGTCCGAGAATGTGGAAGGCAGTGCGGCGCAGTCGATGGGAGCCGTCTCATTGGTCTGGTCACTGTACGTGCATTTTCCATACGGCACTCCAGGCCTTCGCGTCGGTGACGTGGTGGAAGTCACGGAATCCGCTAATCCGCTGCTCGTCGGCAGGCGGCTCAGGCTCGTCTCGCCTCAAAGCGAGAAGACGCACGCCACCGCATGCCGGTGGAACGTGAAGGAGGTGGGCAACAGCAATGAGTGACGTGACAATCGACGCTTCGGAGCTGACCGCTTTCGGCCGCAGGGTCGCCGCAGCGCACGCCATGGCTTCGGTCAAGGTTGCGCAGGCGGTGAAGAAGGGCGCGCAGAACGTCAAGGAAGTCATCTTCTCCGACCTGCAGACCTCATGGAACTACGCGTTCAGCTGTATCGGCATCGGCTACGAGATGGGCAGCACCGGCACCACCGTGTACGCGGACGTGAGTCCGCGCGATGGCGGGGCCAGCGACTTGGCCAACATCGCGTTCTTCGGCACCGCGAAAGGCGGCGGAACCCATGACTTCTACGAATCTGCGGAGAGGGAGCTCCCCACGCTCGCCGAATACGTGGCCGATGCCGCCGACGACATGCTGATGGGAGCCATCGGATTATGAGCGTCATGGACTTGACCAATGCGGTTCTCGACCTGCTGCCCTCCATGCCGTCCGGCGTGAAGGTCTACCGGCAGGAGGAGCCGCTGGAGTCGGAGATGCCGCCGTGGATCATCGCGCGCGTCTCCACCGACCGTCATGTGGCGGCGGAGACGATGCGGTTCACCGCACACTCCGCCCTGTTGGAGGTTCGAGCCGTCAGCACCACCGCCGACAGCGTGAACATCTGGTGCGACGACATGTTGATTCCCGCGCTGGCGAACCGATCACCCACCCGGCCGCCGGGCTACACGGTCGGCCAGCTCACCCTCACGGAGGATTCCGGCGCGTACGCGGCCGGCCTGACCGCCGATGACACCGCGCGCCGCTACCAGGTGCGCGTCTTGAGGCTCCGCTTTACGTGGAGCCGACCATAGTCAACCAATCATTCACCAAAAGTCTTCAAGGCCATCCCATACGGGGCGGCCTTTTGCTTTAAGAGGAGCACATTATGACCATGAAACTGGGTACAGAGATTCCCGGCACTAGCGCCGAGGGCAACATCACCACCATCTGGGTGCCGACGATCAAGGACATCAAGGCACCGACCATCGCCGAGCTCGAGGCCGGCACCGACATCTCGAACTACGTCATGCTCGGCGGCTGGAGCTTCGAACCGTCACAGGACACCGTAAGCGACCAGCGCGAGAACTCGATCCAGGATTTCGGCGCTCCGGGCCGCAAGTCCGCCGGCGACATCAGCATCGAGGTCATCGACAACACGAACACGGAGCACAAGGACCAGAACGAGGCCGTCACCCTCATGGCCGAAGGCAATGCCGGCTATATCGTGCGCCGTCGCGGCATGGCCACCGACGCGCCGCTGGCCGCCGGTCAGAAGCTCACCGTCGTATCGGTGATCTGCGGTGAGAAGCAGGTCATCAACCCGGACGCGAACACCATGATCCGCAGCAAGATACCACTGTTCGCGAAGGCACCCGGCTGGGAGTCCGAGACGGCGGTGATCGCTGACCCATCAAAAGGCTGACGCCTCTGACGGTGACGGCAACGGCCCGTGATGGCGGGCAGGCCGTCACCGTGAAAGAGGCCCTTGCAGCCGGCCTCCAGAGGCGCTACAAGATCACCGCCGCCAATGCGAAGCCCATGGTGGATTACGACACCGTGGTGGACAACACCACGAGCGGCGCGAACGCACGCGCCAAGGGCGAGGCGACGCTGCCGGCACCGACACCGCCTGCCGGCGGCTGACAAATCTTCCGTGCGGGGACTCTTACCTTTCTGGCCCCGCACGGACATTCTCTCTTTTCATTCCCAGAAAGGCGATCTGAAACTTTTAGAAAGGGATAATCATGGCTCTGGAAGTGAAGCGCAAGCGCGTGGACGTCGATCTGATCCTGGATCAGGAGAAGGCCGAACAGGTCGCCGCATTGGGAGCCGACCTGGAGCGCGCCATGGCGCAGCATGTGACCGAAGGCGGCAACGCCGCCGCCAAACGCATCGCCAAGCAGATCGACAAGCTGCGCGACGAGGTGAAGGACGACACCATCCGCATCACCTTGGAGGCGCTGCCTCTTTCCCAGTGGCGTCAGGTGCTCGAGGCGAACACCGTCACCGAGAACGGCCTGCCGAAGCAGCGCATCGAGGACATCTGCGCCGACGCCATCAAACTCATGGCCCGGAAGACCGTGCCGGAAACCCCGGTGGAGGAGCTGGCGAACGTCATTACCGAACTGTCCGACGGCCAGATTTCCCCGATCTGGTACGCGATCCGTGATCTGAATGCGAAGCTCATCGACCCAAAAGACGCACTCGAATCAGCCTCGCGGATAATCCGCAGACAGTAAGGGAACTGCGAATCTGCCAGAGGCTCGGCATCAGCTACAAACGCTGGCTCGGCTGGGAACCATCGTATCGGGTGGAAAGGGACGAGCACAGGCGCATCACCGGCTACACGCCGGAAACCGAATGGGATGAGACCGAACGCGAATGGATGCTCGCGCTCGACGACTACGAACACTCGTTGTGCCCGCAATGCGGCATGCCCATCTCGGTCTGCCACGACGAGCAGACACCCTTCCATTTCACCGCCGAGGCCGGCGTCTGCCAGATCTCGCTCATGCAGTCCCTCAAGCTCGACGAATGGAAGAAAGACCATGCGAACGAGAACGAGCTGAAGCAGTCCGCATTGACGGTGGGAATCAAACCAAGATGAATCTCAGGAGGGCCGCTATGGCAGGCGGGTTGAACCGCAACATCACAGTCCGCCTGCTCGCGGACACGTCTAATTTCACGGCCGGCATGGCCAAAGTCAGTGGCGAGAGCCAGAAGGCCGCGACCACCATGGAAGCCGCCGGAGGCAAGACCAAGCTCATCACCACCGGAGTCGCCGCAGCAGGGGTGGCAGCCACCGCGTTGGGCGTAGCGGCCATCAAGATGGCGGCGGACTTCGACGCCAGCATGAGCACCGTGCAGGCCAACACCGGAGCCAGCGCCGATGAGATGGCCCAACTGCGTCAGGCCGCCATTGATGCCGGCGCCGACACCGTATACTCGGCCACCGAATCCGCCGACGCCATCAACGAACTCGGCAAGGCCGGTCTCAGCACGTCGGATATTCTCTCCGGCGGTCTGAGCGGCGCGTTGAACCTCGCAGCGTCCGACGGCATGGCCGTGGGCGACGCAGCCGAACTCATGGCCACCACCCTCAAGCAGTTCAACCTGACGGGTGCCGAATCTACTCAGGTGGCCGACGCGCTGGCAGCCGGCGCGGGCAAGGCCGTCGGTTCCGCGCACGACCTCGGTCTGGCGTTGAACCAGGCCGGCATGGTGTCCCACTCGTTCGGCATCAGCATGCAGGAGACCGCCGGCACGCTCGCCGCGTTCGCCCAAAGCGGCATGATCGGCTCGGACGCCGGCACCTCGCTGAAGACCATGCTCATCAGTCTCGCCAACCCGAGCACGAAGGCCTCGAACCTCATGCGGGAACTCGGCATCAACGCCTACGACGCACAAGGCAAATTCATCGGCCTAAGCGGCTTGGCGGGCGTGCTCAAGGACAAGCTGAGCGGACTGTCCCAGGAGCAGCGCAATCAGGCGTTGGCCACGATTTTCGGCACCGACGCCATTCGAGCCGCGAACGTGCTCTACGAGCAGGGCGCGGAAGGCATCGACGACTGGACCGACGCGGTGAGCGAATCCGGTTTCGCCGCCCAACAGGCCGCCGCCAGGAACAACAACCTCAAAGGCGACATCGAGAACCTCAGTGGTTCGTTTGAATCCCTCATGATTTCCCTCGGCGAAGGCGGCCAAGGGCCATTGCGCTCCCTCGTGCAGATGCTTGACACGCTGGTGGACGGTTTCAGCCAGCTGCCCGCACCGGTGCAGCAGGGCATCGTGCTTTTCACGGCTCTTGCCGGCGGCTCGGTCGCATTGCACAAGGCTATGGCACCGTTGAACGCGAGCAGCAGCCAGCTGTCAAAGAATCTCGGCATGGTTCTCGACCCCGGCCAGCGGCTTATTTCCATGAGCTCGCAACTGTATACGGGCGCCACGCAAATCGGGGCGGCGTTCTCAACCCAGAGCCGTCAGCTGGAGGTTTTCGGCAGCACCGTCAGTCGCACCTCAGGCGTCATGACCGGATTGACAACCATGGGCAGCGGCGTCATCGACCTGCTCGGAGGCCCGTGGGGTATCGCTCTTACTGTTGCTGGCGGCCTGCTTGCTGGATTCGCTGGCGATCTGCAGGAAGCCAAGTCTCGAACTGAAGAATTCCGCACCGCAATCGAATCCACCGGCAACGCGACAGACGTGATGATGAAGAGGATCGCCGATGGAGATGATGGCACTTGGGGATTCATGGACAAGCTCTCCACCGGCGTCGGTTCCCTCAAGGATGCGCTCGATGAGGCTGGCGTGTCGTGGAGCACGTTCGTTGATGCCGCCAATGGATCCAAGAAGGCGACCGATGAATTCTACGAGGCGGTGAATCGCAAAGGCGTCAGCCCGGTGCTGGCGACCATGCTCGGCGATTCGCTGCGCGAATACAAGAAATCGGCAGACGAGGCGAAACAATCGCAAGCCACACTGACCGAGGAATCCAAGAAGCTCACCACTGCTGCCGGCAAGACGGCATCTGGTCTTGATGATGTCGCCGGTGCTGCCAGCGGCGCTGCTGACGCCACTGGAGAATATTCAAACGCAACACAAGGCGCTACGACCGGCACTCAGGATTTGATGGACGCCATCGACGATCTCGTTAAAGGCTTCCTCAGCGTGCCCGGCGTGCAGCTGTCCGCGGATCAGGCCGTAACCAAGTTCAACCAGGGCATACTCGACCTCAACGAGAACATCGCGAAGAACGGTCGAGTGCTCGATGACAACGGTAATGCTTTGGCGGGATACGAGTCTCAGGCGTATGGCAGCCAGAGCGCGCTGCAGGGTCTCGCCTCGACCGCGCAGAGCACGGCGCAGAAGATCCTCGAGGAAGGCCAGGCCCACGGCGACGCTGCGGCAGCCACCCAGCAGGCGGGCGACATCCTCGAGCGCGCACGCCAGGCATACATCGCCAACGCCACGGCAGCCGGCATGAGCGCCGACGCGGCCGCAGCTCAGGCAGACCGTTACGGTTTGGCCCGCAGCGAGGCCGACAAGCTGCGTCAGAGCATCGAGGGCATGAACAGCGAGGCCGCCAACCCTGTCGACGTGAAGATTGCGATCACGGACGAGGCCAGCGACGTGCTGGACAAGGTGAAGGTCAAGGCCGAGAAAATCGACGACAAGACCGTGCGATTGACCGGTGACGACACCGACCTGATGCAGAAGATCGCCGACGCCACCAACGCGAAGATCGACCCCAAGACCGGCTACCTGGACTTGGACAAGAGCCAGTTCGACGTCGCCATGGCAATCGCCGGCGGCGCAAAAATCGACGACAAGACCGGCGTCCTCAAGGGCAACAACACGCCCCTGTTCGACAAAATGGTCGAAGCGAACGGCTGGCAGATAGATCCCAAGACCGGCTACATCTATGGCAAGAACGATCAGGCATTGCAGGCCATTCGCGCCGTGAACAACGAACCCTTGGCAACCCCGAGGGAGGTCACGATAACCACGAACATCGTCCGCAACTTCATCGAGACCCACATGACAAAGAACGTGCCGGATACAAGCGTTGGCGTTCGCCCGGGAGGCAAGACCGGTGGCCTGTTCACCGGCTACGGGGTTTCGATGCGCGGCTACGCCGGTGGCGGCTGTGTCATCGAGGGGCTGCTGCCCGGCAAGGCCACCTACACGGGGGACGACAATATCACCCTGTTGAACGCGCGCGTCAAAAGCGGCGAATTCGTCAGCAACGTGAAATCGGTCGACTATTACGGTGCCGATTTGTACGCGGCCATGAACCGTCGTCAGATTCCACGTGAGAGGTTCTACAAGCCCTCGCCGATGATGCTGAGCCAGCCGGTGACGAACAACCAGACCGTCAACCAGACGATAGCGCCCGTGTTCCAGCAGAAGATCGTGCGTCCGGCGGATGACATGTATACGGCGGCGTCGATCATGTACCGCAACGCCGCTCAGCTCGTGGGAAGGCTCTCAAGATGAACGACCTGTGGACTTTGAGCCCGCGTTACGGGGAGCTGTGGGCCGGCGACGAGCTCGTCTGCCGGTTCAACCCCGCGGATTCGCCCGACCGGGGCCTGTACATCACCGCCAACGGCGTGGAGGGCTGGGATACGCTGCCGGACGCGAAGGTGGAGCTGCACGAACGCGGCCAGGGCGACGGCGCGCATGACGTGCCCGAAACGGATATCCTGTATTCGGCACGCACCGTGACCGTGCACTACGAGGCGGTCGGCTACAGCCGTGCGGACCTACTCTCCCTGATGCGCCGCATCAACACCGCGGCGCACCGCTCCTGCAGGCTGCGCATGGTCGACGGCGACGAGGACACATACTGTGAGGGCTACGTGGCGCAGATGGGCCGCGACTCGCAGTGGAATCCCCTGTTGGAGAACAATCTGACATTGCATTTCGTGTGTCCTCGTCCTGAACGTTTGTCGTGGCGTGCGAAACGGTTCCAGTTGTTTCCGGTCTTCGCGGGCAATTGGTCAGGCGGGATCCGGTACGGCGATGATCGCGGGGGCTTGGCTTATCCGGTTTCGTATGGCGCGGTCATGAGCGACGGGCGCAACGTGTGCTCGTTGGCCAATGACGGTTCCTCCCGCGCGTATCCGGTGTTCGCCCTGCACGGGCCGTTGGACGCGGGCTGCACGCTGCAGTTCCCCGGTTTCGGGCGCATCAGGTATGAGGCTCCGGTCAGCGGGTCTGTCGTTTTGGATTGCCGTGAGGGCACGGCCGTGCAGGGCGACGTGTCGGTTGGCCGGAGCCTGTCCGAGCGCGCTTTCCCGTACGTGGAGGCGGGCGGGGCGTTGCGTTGCGTGTTCACCGGCTCGGGTTCGGGCTGGTGCGACGTGGAGCTGCGTGACACGTGGATGTGAGCCCGCCGTTTTTTTTTATTTTGATTCGTAGATTCCGGAGGTTTTGACATGGGTGCTTTGGGAGTGCCGCCTGATTCCAAGGGGGCCGGCTGCACGCCGGTCGAGCATCGGCGGGCCATACAGGGGTTGTTCGAGAACACGGGCATCCTTTACGGGCTGGACGTGACCGGCACCAGCGGATTGGAATACAACGTCGGCGCGGGCGCCGCCGTCTGCCAGCGCAACGCGGAGGATGGGTATTCGATCGCGTGGAGCGACGGAGGCCGGGTCACGGCGCCGGAGGGCGGCGCGGGCGGCGTGGACGTGGTTTGGATCAGGGCGAACGACGCCTCGCAGGGCGATCCCGACAATTCGGTGCAGCTGGGGTGCTCGCGGGGCGCGGCTCCGGCCGGGTGCGTGCCGATCGCCTACCGGCAGGCACCCGCCGGCTCGTCCGCGACCGCGAGCCGTCCGGCCACGGGTGCTCGCGTGGATTACGCGAAGCCGCGCGGCGCGGCGAACGGCCTGATCGCGTACGGCGTCGTGGACGCCGCCTACATGGTGGGCGAGGACCAGGCGTGGCACGAGCAGGTCAGGGTGTCGTTCGCTCTGGCCACGAACAGGCACATATCCCTCAGGTGGAAGGCCTTCGCCTCGGTCGGGGAAGATCCCGGGCAGGCGGCGAACGCCCGGATGGGATCCTATTACGTCCAGTTCCGCCTTGACGGGCAGATCAAAGGGGATATGGCGCATTCGGGCAGCGGCCTGAACAACGAGGTGTGCGACGAGATAGACGTGAACCGGTACATGTGCAGCCGCATCGTGGAGCTTGATCTTGACGTGCCCGCCGGCGTGCACCAGGTCAGCGTCTGGGCGTACGGCAACAGATCGTACCTGACGTATCCGGTGACGCTGTACCGTCGCCGGCTCGAGGTGATCGACCGCGGATTGGACGCGTGATGTGGCGCGCGTACCTGGCCGACACGATGACCGGCCTGATCGACTCGCCGTTGGATCTGCCTTCGTTTTCCTGGTCCATGAGCATCGGCGATTTCGCCCTGACGACCACGAGGGGCAAGGATGTGGGCGAGGGCGAGGCCTCGGGGATCCGGGTGCCGTGGAACGCCGTCCCCGGTTCGACGCCATCGGCGCGAGCCCGGGAGGTGTGCGCCGACAGGCGTTCGGTCGTGTTGTTCTGGCGGAGCTCGTGGACCCCGGAGGGCGAGCTCGGCACGCCGGTCATGATGGGGGCGATCACGCCGCGCACCGACACGTGGCTGGACACGAGCTTCAGCCTCGACTCGCCGATGGGGATCCTGTCGTCGCGCTACCTGGTGCGCGAGGGCACCTACGGCGCGGACAAGAACGGCACCACGTCCAGCGTGTTCAGCTGGTCGGGCATGAGCCTGCGCGGCATCGCCAGCGAGGTCGGATGGCAGTGCACCACGGGCAAGCCCGGCGGCATGCTCCCGATCGACTGGCAGTACCGGGGCGAGAGGGGCGGCCACGAGCGCACGTACAACGGGTTCGACGTGCAGAACCTCTCCTGCGCGGGGATCCTGTCGAAACTGTCCGACGTGCAGGGCGGCCCGGATATGCGGTTCCGCCCGTATCTGGCCGACGGGCAGCACGTGCGCCTGCGCTTCGAGGCGGGTTCCGACGCCGATGTGTACATAGGCCAGGATCGCGTGCACCGTTTGGCCTGCCGGCGTTTCGGAGGCGACTTGGAGGACGTCACGGTGGATCACGTCGGCCCGGTGATGCGGGTCTACGCCTCCGGGTCCGGCACCGACAAGGCGCAGCTGACCTGCATGGGCGAGGACATGTCATTGTGCGAGCAGACCGAGCCGTGGCCTTTGAGGGAAACGGCGTGGTCGGATCCGGACACCGACCAGCTTGACCTGCTGCGCGCCCACGCCGCAGGCATGCTGGCCGCGAACCGCAGCCCGGTGATGCAGATCAAGGGCAGCATCCACGCGAACGACGCCAACCAGGACGGCACGCCGCTGCACCCGCTCGGAAGCATGTGGCCGGGCGAGACCGTGGAGATCGCCCTCGACGGCTTCCCAAGCCTGCCCGACGGCGTATACCGTTCGCGCCTGATGCGCATGGAGGGCGACGAAACCGACCGGGTCGACCTCACGTTCGACGTGACGGCCGACCCGAACGTCAAATGACCGAAAGGAGCCATAATATGGCGCAGCATATCGAGATCAATCCCGATCCGAAGTCTCTGCCGCTGTCGCTCGCCGACAGGGCCATGGCGATGGCGAGGGGGATGCAGACCTCGAACACCGGCACGATCCGCGTCCCGACCGGAAACGGCAACGACTTCATCGCAGGCAAGGGAGCGCAGGACGGCGCGAACTGGATCGATTCCGAAGGCGTGCAGCATCCCATCGTGGACACTTCGTCTATCGACAAGGCGGCGCAGGATGCGCAGAAGGCCGCCGATGCTGCCGCCGCGAAGGCGGATGAGGCTATCAAGCAGGGCGAGCAGGTCCGGAAGGATGCGCAGGCGGGTATCGATGATGTGCGCAAGCAGGCGCAGGATGCCGCCGCCAAAGCTGATGGTGTGCGCTCCGATCTGCAGGCGGAGATGGACGAGGCCAAGGCCGACGCGGCGGCGTCTAGCGCGAAAGCCGACAAGGCCTCCGAGAAGGCCGAGCAGGTGCGCAAGGACACGGAAACCATGGTGCGGGCGGTGCGCGACTCCGTCGACGCCGCGGAATCGAAGGCGCAGAACGCCTCCGAGAAGGCCGACAAGCTCGCCGGAAGCATCACGGACGTGACCGCCACGGTCAACGGGCATTCCAGCCAGCTCAAGGAGCTTTCGACCAAAGTCGAGGGAGCTGTCAGCGCCAACGGCGAAACCGTCAAAAGCGTCACCGAACTCAAACAGACGGTCACGGGCCTTTCCGCCACGGTCGCTCAGAATTCGAAGACCGCCACGGACGCGCTCTCCAAGGCCACGAGCGTGGAGCAGACCGCCAACGGGCTGAAAACGCAGGTGACGCAGAATTCGAAGACCGCGTCGGACGCGCTGAGCAAGGCCACGAGCGTGGAGCAGACCGCCAACGGCATCGCGGCCACCCTGTCGAAGGACTACCAGACCGCCAAGGCGGCGGATGCGAAGTATTCGGCGAAAACGGAGCTGACGGCCACGAGCCAGTCCCTGGCCGCGAAGATCACGGAGGCCGCGAAAAAGGGCGATCAGGCTTTGAGCAAGGCCAGTTCGGTTGAGGCCACCGCCAGCGGGCTGACGGCCACGATCGGCGAGCAGGCGAAACGCCTGGACTCGACCGTCAGCACGCTGAACACGGTCAAGGCGACGGCCGATTCGAACTCGGCGACGATCCGCCAGACCAGCGGCTCGTTCCTCATGGATCCGTGCTTCGCGACCGGTGCCGACAAGGTGTACAACATCTCCGTCAACGCGGATGACCCCCTTGGCGTGGATCTGCCCGGGACCGCGACCAGTTACGGGAAAAGCGTCGGCGGGTATGACGACAAGGCCAGCAACGTGACGGTGACCACGATTCCCGGGCACACGTACCGCATGGAGTTCGATTGGAAGCCGGCATCCGACATGCCCGCCGACGTTGACGAGAATATCGGCGCGTTCGTGTGGAAGCCCAACGGTTCGGGCTATTCCGATTTCAATATCGCCGGGGTGGGGTCGAACCGGGACGTCAGATGGCATCACGTCGTCAAGGATTGGACGGCTCCGTCGGATGAATCGTGGCCGAAGGTCATTCCCGCGATCAGGACACCCCCCAGGGCCCGCTACCTGCTGACCAATTGGCGGTTCTACGACTACACCGCCAGCCGGGAGATCCTTTCCAAGGCCACCAGCGTGGAGCAGGATCTGAACGGGTTCAAGGCCAGCGTGAGCCAGACGTATGAGACGAAGTCGGACTCCGACGCGAAGAAGACCACGCTGGAGCAGAATCTGAACGGGTTCGAGACCACGGTGTCGAATACGTACCTGTCGAAGTCGGATGCGGGCAAGACGTACGCCACGCAATCCTCGCTGTCCCAGACGAGTTCGGGCCTGACCTCGAAGATCACGGAGGCCGCGAAAAAGGGCGACGCCGCGATGTCGAAGGTCACGACGCTGGAGCAGACGGCGAATGGCTTGAGCGCGAAGGTCGGCGAGACGGCGAGGACCTTGGATGCCACCGTGCAGACGGTGAATCAGGTCAAAAGCACCGCCGACAGCAACAAGGCCACGATCTCGCAGGTCAGCACCACCGCCAATGATGCGCTGTCCCGCACATCGAGCTTGGAGCAGAATCTCAGCGGATTCAAAAGCGAGGTGGGTCAGACCTATGCGACGAAGTCGGACATGGGCAAACAGTCCTCGGGGTCGAATCTCTGGTGCAATCAGCTTTTCGACCCTGACAAGCCGCAGATCACGCGGCTGGTGGATAATGTCACCGCGCCGAACGGCAGCCGGGTTAACCTGCTCGCAGCACGCGACAATTTTAATGCTGGCACCAGCTTTCCCGTCGTGCCGGGGCACACGTATGCCGTCACCGCTTACTGCAAGCAGATCAAAGGCAGTTTGTCGTTGCGGGCGGGCATCTGGTACACGCAGCGGACCAGCGGACACGCATTTGAAACGTATGTCGACGCGGAATCGACGACACCATTGGACGACGGATGGATGGCCGCCACATGGCGGGTCACCTGTCCGGGCGGGAAATCCCGCGGCTGCGTGTACTTCCAGATCGACAACTGGCCGCCGGATAGCGGTTCGACGCAATGGCTTGTGGCCAACGTCACATGCTCGGACGTGACCGGATTGCAGCCAGCCGGAGACTACGCCACGAATTCCTCGCTGACGCAGACCGCGGACTCGATCAAGGCCAGCGTCGCCGAAAACGCGAGGAAGGCCGACGCGGCCATGAGCAAGGCGTCGAGCGTGGAGCAGACCGCCAGCGGCTTGAGCACGCGCATCAGCGAGGTCGCCAAGAAGGGCGACCAGACCGTCCAATCGTTGAACACGCTCAGCGCGGACGTGACCGGGTTCAAACAGACCGTGCAGCAGACCTATGCGACCGGGGCGCGGGTCAGCCAGCTCGAATCCAGCCTCGACGGATTCAGAAGCACGGTAAGCCAGACGTACTCGCCGAAAAGCGAGGTGACGAACCTGGCCGCCAGCACGGTGCGCCGTTACGGGCTGAACATGTGCGATAAGGCCGCATGGCACAAGATCGGCTACTGGCAGCCCCTCGGACAGGGGTCGGTCGCGGCCATCCACGTGTACACCGGCAGAGGCACCAACGGAGGCGAGGACCAGAACAGCGAGTTCACGATCATGCTCAAGAAGGGATGGACCGGCTCGTCGAACAACCACAGGTCTGACTACGGCGTGAACCTCATCCGCCAGCGCAACGCCGCCAATGTGCAGGTGAAGGCGTTCGCCTACCATCCCGGCGAACAGTACACCGAGACCACGCCGGTGGACATCTGGATCTACCAGCCATGGGGCTACGGCGGCGGCCACTACGACGTGTCCTACGACGGCTCGTGGAGCCACCAGACCACGGTCCAGACGGACGCGCCCGTCGAGGACTCCACGCACACCCTGCAATCGTCGGTCGGCTACGAGACCCTGTCGAACACGAGCTACGTCGACCAGACCAGCCGGAGCGTGAGCCTCGGCGTGGTCGAGGAATACAAGAACGGCCAGCACGGGTCGGCGTTGGCCACGCAGTCCGACATCACCGCCGCGAAGGACTCCATCACCAGCACGGTATCCAGCACATATGCGACGAAAACCGGCGTCACACAGGAAATCTCGTCGAAGATCACCCAGAACAACAACAGTCTGGATGTGAGGTTCTCGACGAAGACGGAGACGAGGACCGCTCAGGACACGGCCAACACGGCCAACTCCCACGCTTCCGACGCGCAGTCGCGCGTCGGGTCTCTGGAGTCATGCATCAGGATGACCTCGGCTGGCGTGAGGGTCGGCCACATCGTCAACGGCGAATTCCAAGGCTGTTCGGCGCTGTTGAACAGCGCGGGTTCGTTCGACGTGCTCGACAGTAACTCGTCGCTGCTCGCGAGGTTCGACGCGAAGGGCCTGACCATGGCCGGCGGCAGGCTCTGGCTCAACGACGTGCCCCAGCACAGGAACCCGGACCTGGATTGGGAGGGCCGCGGAAACGGAGGCTTCTCCATCAAGCTGACCCATTTCGGAGGCCGCATGTTCCTTGTCCGCGCCAGCACCACCGTCAGGGCCGCCCACGTCGGGGCCGCGGACTACAAGATCACCAATGCGCTGCCGTACAGCTTCATATACACGCGCATCGCCGGCTACCTGCACGTCAACGGCCTCCCCGTCGGCAGCGCCTTCGGACTGGTGGACGGCAAGACCCTGTACATATCGACCGAGGACTACGGCAACGAGGTCAGCCAGGAGATCAGCGGCGTCGCCATCGTCAGCGGCTTCTAGGCATAGACGCGCACGAACATGCCGCACACGTCGTAGCTCATGTCCTGCGAGACGGACTTGCCGAGCGATTGCAGGACCCTGCCGTCGATGACCTCGAACACGACGCCCACCGAGTCGAACGTCTTGTGCCAGTCCCAGGGATTCGTCGCGTCTCAACGGCACGTCGTTGAGACGCACGTTGTCGCCGACCACGCTCTGGCACGCCGTATGGAACCAAAAAAAAGGAAGGAGGAAGCAATGGCTTCCGAAAACACAGACAATGATACCGCGACCATCAAGGATGGCATCCTCGACTTGAGGCCACCGAAGGGCGGGCTCGTCTACCAGCTGCTGCGCCTTGGGCTGACGTTCGACCACAAGGATGACAGCGGGGAGACATGGTGCGATTATTCGCGTGGCGTGACCGCCACCTTCACTGACCGTCAGGCCACCGAAACGGTCATCGCGGATATGGACACCAAGGACGCGGAGACCATCACCGCCAGCCGGCTCGCCACCATCACCGAGATCAAGACATGGCGCAGTGACGGAGCCGAGGATTGATGTTCCCACCAGACCTCTTCTCCAGCACGGAGTTTTGGACGGCCGTCATCGTGGCCCTTGCCGGCGGCGGGGGAGTGGGCGCCATCATCGGCGAAATCTCGTCCCGTCGCAAGGACACGGCGCAGATCGCCGCCCAGGCATGCGACATCCTCACCGACAGTGTGATCAAGCCATTGCGCGAGCAGGTGGACTCGCAGGAGAGCCAGATCAGGCACCTGGAAAAGCAGCAGGAGAAATATTTCGCCCTGGCCGCCTACACGAGATCCTTGTTCCACTGGCTCCAGCAATTCTGCGAGATCGTCGAGCCGGGCTTCCTCAAGCGTCATCCGAAGCCGCATCTGCCGGACGAATTGCGTGCGGATGTGGTTCCCGAGACTTTGGAGGACTGATTTTCAACATGAGGCCATCTCTTCGGAGGTGGCCTTTTTCAATGCCCCCGCAGCGGGGCGGGAAGGACAGAGAGCATGACAGGCGCTAGTTTCGCGCGATGGCGCGGCTCACCCAATCATTACCAAGGGCGACGGGGGTTGAGCGTCAATCACATCACCCTGCACATCATGGTCGGCAGATTGGCGGGCACCGACAGCTGCTTCCGCCGAGCCGATTTCCAGGCCGCCAGCCATTACGGCGTCGGTTCGGACGGCGAGGTCTGGCAGTGGGTGGACGAGGCCGACGGCAGCTGGGCCGACGCCAACTGGCAGAGCGATTGCAGCGGCGTCACCATCGAGCATGAGGGCGGCATGGCGGGCATCCCGGTCACGGACGCCGAGGTCGAGGCTTCGGCCAGACTGTGCGCGGACATCGCCAGACGCCACGGGTGGAGACAGCTCGTCCATGACGCTTCCGGCAATCGCGCCGGCAATGTATGGCTGCACCGCGAGGTCCCCGGCACCGACCATTTCGGCTGCCCGGACAGGTGCGTCAACGGCCTGCCGGTCGATAGGCTGCTCGCACGCGCGAACCAGATACTCGGCGGAACCGCCGACGCAACAACCAACAACAATGATGAGGAGGATATGATGCAGTGCATCATCCAGCCCAACGGCGAGAACCGTTTGGTCTATTTTGACGGCCAGCGTCTCCATAATCTGACCCATCCGGATCAGGTCAAGGCCCTGCAAATGGTCGCCGAACAGTGCGGGCGCACCCTGCCGTGCCTCGCGCTGGGAAGCAAGACCGCGCCGTGGGCCACCCGGCTCGAACAGGCTCTGAAGTAATAGAAGGAGGAATCATGACAGAACAGAACACCACCGCCGGCACCGCCGGTCTCACGGGCGACGGCATCCCCGATTCCGCCGACGCGGCGGCCAACGGCATCACCGCCAACACCGTAATCGACGCCACGCCGGACACCACGACCGACACCACGCCGAATGTCACCGTACTATCCGACGCCGATCTCGACAAGGTGCTCGACGCTTGGAGCGCGGACGTGGACAAGGTCAAGCACGCCGATGGCTACACGCCGGTGTTCAGCGATACCGTGCGCACCATCATCTACGTGGTCGCCCTGTTCGCATCCGTGGCCGGACTGGGTCTCATGACCTTCGGGCATGCCGACATCGGCGGATTCGTCAGCACCGCCGCAGGCATCATTGCCGGCGGCTTCGGAGTCGCATACAATCCACTTCGTCAAAACTGATTAATTCTCAGGTGTGAGACTCAAACTCGCCCCTCTCTCAGCTTCTATGCTGGGGGAGGGGCTTTTTCTTGTTATTCGGCGTGTTTGCGCGGCCTCCCTCCGCCGACCCCACGCCCGGGCCTTGCGGCGTTCCACGCGTCGATGGTCTCCGGCAGCCAGCCGCGGGTCGTCCCGATCATCGCGTCCGGTTCCGGCAGCCGGTAGGCGGCGGCGTTCTTCACGCCTAGGCGTTCGCCGACCTGCTTGAGGCTCAGGTAGATGGCGGTCATTCCGACCACCATCCGCATGCGATGGCCATGATGCCTGCGGCGAGTCCGAACAGTCCCGCGGGTAGTGGTTTGTCGTAGATGCCGAAGGCGATGGACGCGATGCCGAACGCGGCTGCAGAGGCGGCTATGGTTTTTCTGGTGTTCATGGCGTCCGATGATATTCTGGAGTTGAGGGGTTGCGGATACTAGGATTATTCGCAACCCCTCGGCCTACCTTCGATTCCCGTGTCTCGGGCCGTGCGTCCTGTGCCATACCGCTATGGCGGTGATGATGGCGATGGCGTTGGCCACGATTCCGAGAATCGTGTCGACCGCTTCCAGAATCCTCAT